TCGCCTGCACCTCGCCATCGGTCCGAATAAGTTTTTTACGGCTTTGTCCGCCTTTTCCTGGGTCGTATAGCAGTTAAGTTATGTAATCTGTGCCGTAAGGTCGGCAATCTCGCCTGCCAGGAAGAGCTTGCGGATGATGTCACCAGGAAGTACGGCCCCGAATTTTTCCAGCAGATCCTTATTCTTGAGGTCCGGATCGGCAATCCCCGCCAGGAGCGTCTGGGTCTGCATCTGATAAATGTCGATATTGTCGGCGCTGCCGTTGGTGAAGTCCACGGCCATCTTCTGGATATCGGCGTAGCGTTCCGGGTCGATGGCCCGGAGCGTGATGATAAAATCGAATCCGAACAGCTTCGAGAGCCGTTCCATCTTCACTTTCTTTTCAGGCCGTTCGGCCAGCTTGTTCACTATATCTGCTTTCAGCAGTCGGTCTACCATATTCATGTGCTTGTTCTCCTTATGCTAAATCCAAGAGATCCCAATCCGAAAAGGTGAAGCTGTAGCTTTCCTCGCCCATCTTGTCCACTTCCCAGTCGGCCAGGATCAGGCTGTCAAAGGTCGCATCCTTGATGACGATGCGTTCGCTGCCAATGGCGTCCTTATCGTCAAGGACGGATACGATGGTCACGACGGTCTGCTTGCCCGCTTTGATGTTGTCGTTCATCTTCTTGATCATGTAGCTCGAGACTTTATGGAGCTTCAGCTGCCCTTTGCAGTCATAGCCTGTGACCTTGTAGCCCTTGCCGACATGACGGAGCATCTTCACTTCTTCCTTGGTCAGCGTGACCTCGGCCTTGAAAGCCGTGGCTTCGGCCATGAGGTCGCCGTCGATATAGAGGTCGGCATACTTGCCGTTCATCACCCGTTTGGCTTCCATGCTGTTCACTGTACCTCACCTCCTCAGATATTGACGGCAATCGTGACATCTTCCATGGCATCCAGGAGCGAAGCATCTACGGCTATAAAGACATTGCTGCCGATATTGGCCATCTTGATGTCCATTTCCGACATATCCGCCAGTTCCTCTTTCGTATACTTGCCATTGGATTCCAGCCAGATCTTTGTGGATTCCACATCGATATAAGCCGTATTCTGCCCCTGCTCCAGCAGGCCCTCCTGGGCCAGCTGGTCAAGATACCCCTGGATAGCCGTCACCAGGAGGCATCGGTTGGCATAGCTGTTGGCATACTTGCCAAGGTAATGATCCTGGGCTGTGGTGCGGATATCGTCATACATCATGTCCATCAAATCGACGAGCTTGATTTTCTGGAACGATACCCCTTTGCCCTGGACCGTCGTGACCAGGGAGTTGATGCCGCGGCCCAGCTTGACCTTTTCCCCGTCAAAGAAGAAGAACAATTTGCCGGCATCCGTCATAGTATCCATTTCTTCCTTCGTCCAGACGTCGCAGCCAATGACTTCCGGCAGCGGCGCATACGTACAGGCAATGGTCATCGGCGTTCCTGCGATGATACCCGCGATGCGCCCGCAGTACTGGGCCGTCGTGTAGGTCTTCGTTTTCGTGCGGATGACTTGATTGACGAAGTTGATGACTCCTTCCGTATCCGCTGTGCAGTCCGGCAGGACGGCCTTGATGCGCTTATTCTTATTCGTCCGCATCCCCTTGATCCAGGTCGCGATGGTGTCGATGTGGTTTTCTTCGATGTCCGGGATGACCAGGTAATCGAAGCGCTTGTTCTCGATGGCCTTGAGGACATCGGTATAATCTTCTGCATCCTTGCTGATGATTTCGGCGATGACCTTCTTCGGACTGTTCACGTAGCCGCGAAGGGTCAGTTCCAGCTGCTCACGGTTGCTGTCTGAGAGTTCTTTGGGAATGTCATCTGCCGTATACAGGTTCACTTCCGTCTGGGACGGCAGTGTCTCTTCTTTCAGAATCAGAAGGACAATACCGCGTTCGCTGCGTTCGACGGCACTGATGCCTTTTTCTTTGAACGCGATATTGATGGATGGCATTTTCATGGGTTACGTCTCCTTTCCCTGGTACCGCTGATGCAATACCTTCATGATTTCTGCCGTTTCTTCTTTTTCCCGGACGTCATAGTACTGGAAGGTCAGCGTCAGACGCCCGCCGTCATTGTCCGTCCCCATCAGCTCCTCACTCATAGACACGACAGGGAGATAACGGTTGCCGACTTTCAGTCCGTCCCGGAATAAATTTTCCGCAGCAAAAAGCACGGCGTAGATGGCCGTGCTTTTTTCCTGCTTCTTCGGCAGATACGTAATGTAGAGGTCCGTATCCCGGTAGACCTCGTTTTCTTTCTGCGGCGTCGCTACCGTCATTGTCTTCAGGAAAAAGGCCGGCGGCGCAAAGCCTTCCTTGACTTCCTGCAGGTAGACGGGATACGGGAACCGCTCTTTGAATTTCTGCTGCACCGCCTGCAGAATATCGAGATCATGGATCATGTGCCGCCTGCTTTCTTGAGGAGCTTCTTCGTGAGTCTCTCCAGTCCCGGCTGCAAGTCGCTGGCTTCGAAGACCTTGACGGATTTCTCCGTATAGTGCCGGCCTTCATAATAGCCCACGGTCCTGCCGCCCGGCGTTTTCTTGACATGGCCGTTATTCAAGAGGTGATGGACCGGATGCCTGTTGACCAGTTCATAGGTCAGCTCCGAGCCGTTATACCCTTCCACCTTATGCTTCCAGCCTTTCTTCAGCTTGCCCGTGCTGCCTTCCGGCGTGTTTTTTACGCACTCCTTTTTGAGCTTGTTGCCAAGCGTCACCAGGCCCTTCTCGGCAGTGCCGGGAAACTCTTCAATAGCAGAAAGCAGTTTTTCTGAAAGGTCATCCAATCCTTTGACCTCAAAGTCACTTCCGCTCATTGCCCGTCCCCCTCACTTCTTCCGTGCAGTACAGTTCCAGTGCTTCATGGCGCATGTACGGGTCGACGATGGTGTCGATGTCGTAGAAGTGATCCTGATACTTCACCTTCATATCATGGGTGATATGGGGACGCCAGCGGATAGTGATCTTGCTGTACTCCGTGTCCGCCTTGCGTTCCATCTCATAGAACACTTTGCCCCGGGCAGGCTCGATGGATGCCCAGCAGCGATATACTACGACGTCAGCCTGGGTATCGAAACCATATTCATCCGTCACGGCCTGCTTTCCCAGAATCTCAATCCGTTTGTTCAAAAGCCCCGTCTTCATGGGCATCCCCCCTTTTTCAAAAACAGCTCCGCCGGACCCCGAACAGCAGCCAGCGCAGACGTTTCAAAAGTCCTGCGTAGTCCGCTTCCTCACGGTGTTCATACAAAAAAGCCGCAGCATAGAGGATGGCTTCATGGAACACGACGGGATTCTCTTCGGCATCCGCTTCCTCGCAGCGGGCCAAGTCCAGGCAGAGGGCCTGGGCTGTTTCCAGGGAAGACTGGATGACGTCATCATTACTCGTGTCATCTTCATCAATCCGCAGGTATTCCCTGGCTTCTTCCAGCGTCACAATCATGGCTTATCCCTTCGCTTTCATCTCCAGGGCCTTGACCGCTTCCTTGAGCATCAGCATGCCATCGACGCGCTGGCTGGCAAGGAAGCCGATCTGGCCGTTGGCGGCATACAATTCGTTAAGCCGCTTGAAGGAGCGGTATTCCCTATCGGCAATCCAGTAGTAGCTGAAGTCCCCGAAGAGCATGGGACGGCTGCCCGCCGCCAGTTCCGGTGCAAAGGAAGTGCAGTAGCAGGGACGGTTCAGGATAGTATCCGGCGTACCGGCCGTGACAGACGGCTGCCAGATGTAGTTGCCGTTGTTGTCCTTCACCTTGCGCAAGGCCTTAATGGTTGCATCGTTCAGGAGCCATACGGCCTTGCGGCGGTACGGGATGCGCAGGGAGTGATACAGGTCGATGACATCATCAAAGGTGATGGATGCGCCATTGGCTGTCACGCCCAGCTCCGCGGACGGGAACACGCCAGTCGGCTTGTTCTTCCCGTCACCGGTGAGGAAGGCTTCTTCTTCCTTCGTGCCGATACGGCGGGCAAATTCACCGGCAATGTAGCTTTCCAGGTCGAAAGCGCTGTCGTTCAGCAGTTCTTCCGACACACGGATAGCCGTCCCCAGCTTGTACGCCCCGATGGACTGCTGGCCGAAGGTATCCTGGCTGTCCGGGTAGAGGCCGTTCTCTTCCATCCAGGACGCTTCGCCATGACCCGTCACGATGGGAATCTTGCGGTCGCCGCTGGTGTGGATGACCGTGGCCAGGCCGCGGAAGAAATTCTCTTCCTGGAGCTTGTCGATGAGCTGGTGTTCGAATTCGTCCGGTACCAGATAGCCACCATCAGCATCGGTGCCTGCACTCAGGGCGTTCTGTACATCAATGAAGTTCTTATGGCGGATGCTGTCCCAGAAAGCCTTACGATAGGCATCAGACGCACGGCCTTTCTTTTCTGCTCCATTCTGGCCTGCGCCAGGGAGTTCAGTAATCGGTGTAGTAGTGGGCTGGGCAAGCTGGGCGTCGAGCTGCTGCTGGCGTTCCAGGCGGTCGATTTCTTTGCCGAGATTTACTACATCCGCTTCCATCTTGTCGTAGCGAGCCGCATCTTCTGCAGAGACCATGCCATTTTCATCACGGACGGTATCCAGAAAATTCTTGGCGGCATCCCAGAGGTTCTTGCGTTTCTCACGCAGTGCTAAAATCGTATCCATTGTTGTCCTCCTTAATGAATGAGCAATGCCAGCCGTTTTTCTAAGGATGCGGCTGGCACTTTATGAATCGGTTCATGGGGCTTCAGTTTTTGTACCAACGAATTGGTAACAGTTACTGGCGTATAAATCATGGCTTCCGGCTGCTCTCCATTGTCCTTCTTCTGGTCGAACAGGATTTCATCGGCAAAGCCAAGTTCTACCGCCTTCTTTGCATTGAGCCAGGTTTCGTCATCCATCATGTGAGAAATCTTCGTGCGGGCCAGGCCGCTCTTGATTTCGTAGGCGTTGATGATGCTTTCCTTGACTTCGCTCAGCATGCCGATGGTCTTTTCCATCTCTGACTGGTCACCATAGGCCAGGGTCGCCGGATTATGGATCATCAGCATGGCCACTGGCGACATACAGACCTTGGTCCCGGCCATGGCGATGACAGAGGCCGCCGAAGCAGCCAGTCCGTCAATCTTAACGGTGACGTTCCCCGGATATTCCATGAGCATGTTATAAATCTGGGCAGCGGCAAAGCAGTCACCGCCCGGACTGTTGATCCAGAGGGTGATATCGCCGCTGCCCGCATTCAGTTCTTCCTTGAACGCCTTCGGCGTTACCTCATCGCCCCACCAGGTCTCGTCCGAGATCTGGCCGTCCAGGTACAGCGTCCGTTCACTGCCGAAGGCATCGGGGGCCGCATTGGTCACCCACTTCCAAAATTTATGTTTCATTCGTTTCTCCCTTCCGGGCAAAGGCCCCGGCATCTTTGAGCTTGGTCATGCTGCCGTTCACCAGGTACAGATTACCGCCTTCCTCATCGGGGACGGGATTCATGTCTTCCATCTCCCGGATATCGTTGGCGGACAGCCAGCCGTTCTGCCGGCCGATGCTGTACCCGGTCATGCGGCTCTCGTAGTCGCCGCGCATGAGGCCGTTCACGTTGAACTTCAGGAAATACTGCTTCTTCTCTTCCGGCAGGAATAGGGCTTTCTGCATGGCCTGCTCCCAGCGGATGACCCATGGGTCTAACGTGTATTTCACGAATTCCATGGACTGCTGCTCGATGTTATTGAAGGAACTTTTCTCCAGGTCGCCAATCATGTGTGGCGGGATGCGGTAGAGCCGGGCAATCTCATCGAGCTGGAACTTCCGTGTTTCCAGGAACTGTGCTTCTTCCGGCGGGATGCCGATCTGCTGGTACTTCATGCCTTCTTCCAGCACAGCCACCTTGTGGGCATTGCCCGTCCCCCGGTAGACGGCATTCCACGAATCCCGGACTTTGGCCGGATCCTTCAGAACGCCTGGATGTTCCAGCACCCCGCTGGGGCTGGCCCCGTTCGCAAAGAAAGAGGCACCGTATTCCTCGCAGGCCATGGTCATGCCCACGGCATTGCGGGCCATGGCAATCGGCGAATAACCGACCAGGCCGTCAAACCCAAGGCCGGGGATATGCAGCACTTCTTCCTTCTGCAGGGCCACCTGACCATACGGCTTGATGTTCGGATTCTCATCTCCCGTCTTGGTATACAGATAAAAAATCTTTCCCCGGTCATCCCGGCAGACGGTCATCTTGTCCGGCCTGAGCGGGTATAGTCCCTGTACCCGCCCTAATCGGTCGCGGATGATCTGGGCGTAAGCATTGCCCCAGATGAGCAGGTGGCTCATGAGCGTTTCCCGGAAGATAAACGAAGTCATCTCCGGATTCGGCTCATCATGGAGTAGATGGTACAGCGGATGGTCATAGACCCGCTCCTTGCCGCCAGGCGTGTAACGGTACAGCTGGAGCGGCAGGGCTGCCAGAGTTTCCGCCAGGATGCGGACGCAGGCATACACTGCCGTCGTCTGCATAGCCGTGAACTCGTTCACCGTCTTGCCACTGGCAGAGGGGCCGAACAGATAACGGAAATCCGTGCCGATATAATAGTTCTGAGGCTTGTCCCGGGTACGGAACAGGCTGGATAAAAAAGGGATGTGCATGGAAACCTCCTATTGCTCTATCGACAAATTTATGATATTTTCAAATTACGAAAGGAATGATGCCCAATGAAAAAATATCTATCTTATCTTGCCGTATTTTTTATCTTTTGCTTTTCACTTTGGCTTTTCCCACAATCTGCCGAAGCCACTGACATCTGGGCATATACTGCCGCTCCTCAGGATGGTAACTACCAAGCCTATGTTGTCAGTGAATCAATTCAATGGAACAACGACTATTCAAAAATAACTTGTGCTGTAAAACAAGTAAAAGATGGTTCTGTCCAAAAAGTAGTGTTCTGGAATTTTGACAGGCTATCTGATGAATGGCGATATCAAACCTCTACAATGCAAAAGCCCAATTCATTCGGTCATACCAATCGTGTATATCCTAATAGCTGGGGAGCCTATATCCTTAAAATCTGCATAGATTATTTACGTTAATCAAAATGCAATAACGCCCCGTTCATCATAGACGCTGCCGCTGCCAGTCCCGTTGCGGACGCAGCGGTCCAGTGCCATGATGGACGCCACGATTCCGTCGATCTTTTCGACGGATTTTTCTTTGTCCGGCTTGATGTTCCCCGCAGGGTCTTGGCGCATGACGACGTTGCCGGCCATCCATTTGAGGACGGGATTGCCGCCATGGTTGATATTCCCTTCCATCAGAAGCTTGAACAGCTCCTTCGACGGCGGCGACATATCCTTGAACCCCTGGCCGAAAGGCACCATGGTAAAGCCCATGTCCTCAAGATTCTGCACCATCTGGGTGGCGTTCCAGCGGTCATAGGCGATTTCCCGGATGTAGTACGTTTCCCCCAGGCGTTCGATGAACTTCTCGATAAAGCCGTAATGGATGACGTTTCCTTCCGTCGTCTGGATGAAGCCCTGCTTCTGCCAGACGTCGTAGAGGACATGGTCACGTCGGCAGCGAAGTTCCAGTGTGTCTTCCGGCAGCCAGAAGAATGGCAGCAGGATATATTTTTCCTCTTCCGTCCGGGGCGGGAAGGCCAGTACCAGGGCCGTGATATCCGATGTGCTGGACAAGTCCAGCCCGCCGTAGCACATCCGCCCCCGCAGGGAATCCAGGTCAATGGGGAGATTCCCCTTATCGTAGACCTGTTCCGGTATCCAGCGGATGCTGGCCGAAGTCCAGATATTCAATCTGAGTTGTTTGAACACATTCTCCTCGGCCGGATTCTCGATAGCGTTCTGGTACGCTTCCCGGACGCGGTCGATCTGGATGGTGTGGCCAAGGGAAGGATTCGCTTTGTACCAGTTGGCTTCATCTGTCCAGTCCGCTTCCCCTTCCAGGCCATAGACAACGGGGTAAAAGGTGTAGTCTTTCTTTCGGCCCGCCATCAAGTGAAGGGCCTTTATGTGCAGCTCATAGCAGATACTGTTCTTGTCGTTGCCCGCCGTCGTGATGATGAAGAAGAGCGGCTGCTCCCGGGCATCGCCGGAGCCTTTGGTCAGGACATCATAGAGCTTGCGGTTCGGCTGGGCGTGGATTTCGTCAAAGACCAGGCCCGACACATTGAGTCCGTGTTTGGTCCCGGTTTCCGCCGACAGCACCTGGTAGAACCCGGCGTTGCGATAATTGATGATGCGCTTGCCCGCCGTCCGTATCTTGGAGCGGCGCATCAGGGCCGGACTCATCTCGACCATCTGCCGTGCCACATCAAAGACAATGGACGCCTGGTTTCGGTCACAGGCCGCACCATACACTTCGGCACTCGGTTCGTTATCGGCATAAAGAAGGTACAAAGCGATAGCGGCAGCCAGCTCGCTCTTTCCGTTCTTCTTTGGAACTTCTATATAGGCCGTCAGGAACTGCCGCTTGCCGTTTTCCTTGACGATGCCGAAGAGATCACGCACAATCTGTTCCTGCCACGGCAGGAGCAGGAACGGCTGCCCGGCCCATTTGCCTTTGGTATGACAGAGATGCTCGATGAAGGCAACCGCCCTGTCGGCCTTGTCCTTGTTGTAATGGGAATCCGGCAGCATGAACGCTGACGGCCTATATACAAACGCCAAACCACTCACCCCCTTAGAATCAATTCCATTTCATCCACTTCCCGTTCGCCGCCCGTGTCTTCTCCAATCATGCGGCTCCGGGCAGACGGCGTCAGGCCGAACTGCTCGCAGAACTTCAGCATGATCTTGAGGTTCGTTTGGGCGATGGACACCTGCGGTACCTGCTGCAGGTAGCCGTTCGGCGTCCGTACCATGTCGCCGTGCTGGGTAATGAATTCCTCAGCCCCTTTCCAGCGGGCGTAGGCCTGACAGTAACCGGCGAAAGCGGCACGATCGATTTCCGTCAGCATCCCCATCTCGGCGAGGACTTTTCCCAGCCGCTTCCATTCTTTCTTGGCGTCATCTTCCAGCCACTCCGGGCAGCGCGGCAGTTTGCCTTTGGGCATGGGTTCTTTCTTATTGAGCGGCCGATGGCCGGGATTGCCCTCCAATACTTTGAGGGCTGTCGGTTTCGGCTTCCTTCCTCGTACTGCCAAGCCATACACCTGCTTTCTGTAATAAAAAACAGCCCCGCAGGGCTGTTTGTGTGTTAAGTTAGAAATCTTCCAGTTCGTCCGCCACACTTTCCAGCCAGGGGCCGACTTCTTCAAGACTGCTAAATTCGGCTCTGGGAAAATCGTAAGGGCTGTCCATGGTGCCGTTTCCAAATTCTGTAAGCCAGAGGCTTTCGTCGGTGATGATGTACTTCCCAAGGTAATGGAAAAGGTAAGCAGTGTCATCCAGGTAACCCAAAGCTTCTTTCGCCTTTTCGGAAAGGTCTTCCGGCCAGTCCATCGCTACTGCGGTGGCTCCGTATGCTCCGTCCAGGTTCTGTTTGTCGATTGCGTTCAAGTCTTTCATGTTTTTCCTCGCTTTCATGTGCTTTTCCTTTGTGGGTGTTCCCATTTGGTATGTATATATATCACTCTAAAGGCACATAATAGTGAGCTTTATATTGAGAATTTATGCATTTTCTTGAGGAGCTTGATGAGAAAAGAGGGCTGATTCCCAGCCCTCTTTTGGCGCCTGCTTCTTAGCAGAAGCTGATGGTCAGCATCCCTTTCCCCATCCACCAGCTGTTTTCGACCCATGGATCTTCCATGAAGGTCTGTTTCGCTTCCTTAATTTTTCTTTCCATGTCTTCCTTGCCGAACTGTTCACAGGCGGCTTTCTTGCTGATTTTCTTTCCATCCAAGGTAATGATTGTTCTCATCGTTATTTCCCCGCTTTCTTATGCTTTGAGTGTTTTCCTTTCGGTATGTATATATATCACTCTAAATGCATAATATAGCAAGTCATTTCTGATAGATTAGTTGAGGATTTTCCATTCATCGACTCCCGGCACCAGACCAAGGCTGCAGCCCGTATCCCATGCCACGTGGATGGTCCCTATATCGTCGATGAACTGGACGGTGCCTTCCGTCCCCAGTGCCGGTGCCTGCGGGTCCTCCATATAGATTAGCTTCACCCGCATCCCGGCCATGCCTGCTTTACTGGCTTCCAGTGCTTTTTTCAGGATGACGCGGTCGAAGCCGAATTTCCGGTAATCCCGTTCCATCTGCTCATAATACCAAGGGAATGGCATCCCGCAGTGACGGTCTTCATGCATGATGTAGACCAGCCCTGTAATCGCCCCATCTTTCATCTGCACTTCGATATCCTTCTTGTAGTAGAACGTCGGGAAGCCTTCGTAACGGTCCAGCCGCTTCTCGTCGGCCTTGGAGATGGCCCAGACCGTGACGGGAACAGTGCTTTCTTCCTTGGGTTCGATGGTGGCGTAGCAGCCTGTCAGCGAGCCTTTGAAAAGCAGCTCGTATCCCTGAATGAATCCTGTCCCCACAAGGCCGGCGTCGCGGCACCGTACGGCCATCTGCTGTTCGTCCATATTGCTTCCGTAAGCGATGTAGTATTTCTTCATATTGCTCATCCTTTCTGAAGGGAATGTCCTTCTACCCCCTTAAGGGCAGCCGGGGCTGCCCTGTGTGTAGTTTATCGTTCCCTTCAGGCGGCTGCGTGTCTCCATGCGGCGTTGCCCGTCAGGTTCTTCAAAAGGTGATGGCGGCAGGTCTTGAACTCGTCGCCAATCAGGCCAAGCCGGAGCATCCAGCAGCGGAAGGCGTATTTTTCATTGTCCGTTTCCGTTTTCCGTGCCGAGGCTTTCTTCTGGGTCAGGGCCTGGTGGGTCATGGCAAGGCAGAACTGGATGTAGGCTTTGATTTCGCCGGCGTGGAGGGTGCCGTTGAAAAGGCGGAACTCGACGGTGCCTTTGGTGAAGGTGGCGTGGATGTTCAGGCCGTGGTAGCGGCTGCTGTTGTAATGCATGTTCCGTCCGCAGGGGGCTTCCATGTACCAGAGGTCTGCGAATTTCGCCATCGTCGCCGGCCGTTTCTTATTCAGCTCCCTGAGAAACTTTTCATTGGTCTTGCGGCAGTAGCGGTGTTCCCTGCCCGGGTTGATGCTCAGTGCGCGGTAGATCAGATCTTCCTTGCTGTAAAAGACGTTCACCAGATTCCGCAGTGTCTTCGGCGTGAACCGTTCCGCCCCCACATGGATGTGGATGCCGCAGGAGCTGTTGGCGAAAGCGCCGGCCTTGCGCAGGGTGCGGATGAGTTCCTGCAGGCTCGGGATGTCGTCGTAGGAAAGGATGGGGCTGACCACTTCGGTGCGGTAGTTTGTCGAGGCTTCAACAGTGCGTCCGCCGACCTTCTTTTCGGGAACCAGGCTGGAATCGTTCATGGCTTTCCATTTCCGTCCCTGTCCGTCTTCTGCGATGTAGGTGTCGTAGGCGCCGCCTTCGTGGTATTTGCGTTCCGTCCCGAAGAAGGTGGCCATCAGGCTGGCCGCCTTGCTGCGGGTAATCCCTGTCATTTCGATTTCGATGCCAAAGTGCTGTGTTTTCATAATTCTCTCTGTCCTTTCTATGTGTGCGTGTGTCCTCTCGGTACACCATATATCACTCTAAAGGCACACAATAGCAAGTCATTTTGAGAATAATTATGGATTAATTTTACCGGTTCCGGTGTGCTTTCACCCGCTCTGCATGACGCTTTGCTTCTTCTTCCGTGCGGAAAGCACTCCAGCCGTTGAGGTCCTTCATCAGGGCCATGCGGGATTCATGGCTGGCCTTGGTCCCCATGCCGATGCGCAGGAGCCAGCTCCTGAAATAGTACTTTTCGTTCTCCGGTTTCTTCACCGCAGGCTGTACCCGCTTTGCTTTGCGGGCCGCGCTAATCAGGAAGGCGAAAAGTTCCACCATGGCCCGGTTCTTTACGGCGTTCCCCTTGTCGGCAAAGCAGAAGGTCGCCGATTCTTCATTCAGACGGATACCCTTATTGCCGCTTAGGCAAGTACCGTACACCTTGAAGAAGGAAGCAGCGTCAGTAAGTGCGGCTTCTTTCAGGGCCGTCACGCAGTCTTCTGTAATATGGAAGTTCTCGGAGCCTGCTGCGCGGTTCAGCAGGTACTGCTGGGCGCTGAGGGTGAAGATCAGGCTGCGGAGATGGATGCCGTCCATCCCGTCAATGGGAACACCGACTTCGATGGTTTCTGTTTCGGCTTCTGCTTCCGGTTCCACCAGCCCTTCCTCTTCGAGGAAGCGGCGCAGGGCCTGCTGCGTCTTTTCGTCATCACATTCGATTTCTCCGCTTCGGAGGATGCGGAAGCCGCAGCCTTCAAAAGCAAAGGTCGGAGTTCCTGCATAGTGCAGTTTTTCGTTATGGTTGAAGGGAATCAGGTGTTTCGCCAGTTCCTTGCGGTCGTCCAGATTGGTTTTGATGGTCATATGTATGTACCTCCTTTTTTTGTTAGTACATATATCACTCTGAACTCCGATAATAGCAAGTTATTCTGCATCTTTGGGAGAAACTATTCATCTGTTTCAGGTGCAATATCACCATAGGGGATTTTTTCATCCCCGCGCAGGATAAACACACCCGCGTCCCCATATTCACTGATGTAGCGCCTGACGATGACGTCGACGAACTTCTCGTCCAGCTCGATGCCGTAACAGATGCGGCCCGTCTGCTGGCAGGCCATGAGCGTAGAACCGGAACCGAGGAACGGGTCCAGGATGATGCAGTGGCTCATGGATGAATTCTGTATAGGATAGGCCATGAGAGCTACAGGCTTCATGGTGGGATGCTCTTTGCTGGCTTTCGGCCGGTCGTATTCCCAGATGGTCGTCTGCTTGCGGTCGGAATACCATTGATGCCTGCCGTTCAGCTTCCAGCCAAAAAGGCACGGCTCGTGCTGCCATTGGTACGGGCTGCGGCCCAGCACCAGGGCGTTCTTCTTCCAGATGCAGCAGCCGGACAGGTAAAAGCCTGCGTCCTTGAATGCCTTGCGGAAGTTCAGCCCCTGGGTATCTGCGTGGAATACATAGATGGAAGCATCCTGCTCCATGTTCTGTTCCATATTGACGAAGGCCGCGAAAAGGAACTGGTAGAACTTGTCATCCGGCATATTGTCGTTCTTAATCTTGCCGGCCGTTTCTTCGACATCGACGTTATACGGCGGATCCGTCAGCACCATGTTGGCCTTCTTCCCCACCATCAGCCGTTCATAGGTTTCCGGCAGCGTCGCATCGCCACAGATGACGCGGTGGTCACCCAGGAACCAGATATCTCCCGCCCGGGCGACGGTCGGCTTTGCCAGTTCACCGTCGACATCAAAGTCATCTTCTTTCACTTTCTTGTTGTGGACTTTGGAAAAGAGCTGTTCCACTTCCGGTGCCTCAAAGCCCGTCAGGTCGACGTTGAAGTCGACGCTCTGCAAATCGACGATGAGGTCGGCCAGGAGCTGTTCGTTCCAAGCACCCGTGATTTTATTGAGTGCGATGTTGAGCGCCTTGACCTTATGCTCATCCTCGATATGGACAACGACACACTGGACTTCTTCGTAGCCCAGATTCTTCAGTACGGTCAGGCGCTGATGCCCGCCGATGACCGTCATGTCGTAATTGACGATGATGGGTTCCACATAGCCAAACTCCTGAATGGACTTCTTGATTTTCTCGTATTCCTTGTCGCCAGGCTTCAGCTGCTTCCTGGGGTTATATGCCGCAGGCTTCAGCTGGCCGATGGGCATCATCTTCCATTCCATATCCGATGTCTTCACACGCTTGCTCCTCTCTGAAGGCAGCCGCCACCGCTCTGCCGTAACCGGCGAGGTGGTGCCACCTGCAATAATTCCGTACGCTGTCCCGTGACAGCTTGGTCTTCCTGGCGATGGCTTTGTAGCCCATCCCCTGCTTCCGCATGGCTTCTATCTGCCGACGCTGGCAGTCGTTCATGACAGGCTCCTTTCACACAACAAAAAAGCTCCGGGCCAAATAGCCTGGAGCAGATGATTCGATTTTAGATGCCGGGTATCCCCCCTTATGAATTTCGCGTTTTTTCACGTTTGAGGGGGCGGCGGTCATGGACGGAAGGGTCACAGAGATTTGCATCCCCCCGCCCTACGGACGGATTCAGTACTTGTACTCGATGTTCCGGTCTTCGGTCATCGTCTTATGGTCATGACAGCTCTTGCAAAGGGGCTGCCAGTTCGTTTCGTCCCAGAACAGTTTCTCATCACCGCGATGCGGTTTGATATGGTCAACGACCGTTGCCGGGACGAGACGGCCTTTTGCTTTGCAGCGAATGCACCAGGGATGGCGTTTCAGGAAAAACTTTCTAGCCTTCTGCCACTCCCATCCGTAACCACGTGTCTCTGCACTGGCCCGGTCGCCCTGGCACTGCCGTTCATGTTCCTCACAATATTTTCTTCCATACGGCACCAGCCTGGGGCAGCCCGGATATTTGCAAGGCGTATTCGGTCTTCTGGGCATTTACATCATCTCCGGCATCAAAAAAGGACCGATAGCGTTCAAACCTCGGTCCTTCATTCTTTTCTTGCTGATTATAGTATATCTTACAGAAGCCTGTGACATCAAGTGCTGCTTTAGTGACATTCAGTGACATTCGCCAGGAATCTCGATGTGTTTCAGGGCTTCGTCATGCAGGCGGTACACCTGGCGGACATGAAGTCCGAGGGCATCGGCAATGGATGCCCAGTCTTTAAAGGCCAAGTAGCGGAGTTCCAGGATGACCCGTTCCCGGGCATCCGGAATCCGGCTGATGGCTTTCATGATATCTGCCTTGAGTTCGATCAGGCCGTCGATGGCTTCATCCACTTCATGCTCCATATCCATCATGCGGGCAATGGTTTCTTCCAGTCGGTGCGGGTTAGGCGTCCCGCTCGGCGGCACCGGACTGAGTGTCGATGACGCCTTGATGGCCAGCTGCCGCAAAGACGATACCTGCTCCAGCTTGCTGTCTATCTGTATGTTGATGTTCCGTGCCTGTTCCAGGTACGCCTTGGCTTCCATACGCTTTTCTTCTCCTTCTGTTTCCTGCTTCATAGTATACCCCCATTTCCTGTTTCCGTCATGCCCAGGTCAGCCTTTACGGCATCAATCAAAGCCGCCTGGGTTCCGTCTTTGTGTTTCAAGACGTTCAGGATGCGTTCATCAATCGTGTCCTTGGCTACGATGTGCTGTATGATGACCGTCTTGTCCGCCTGCCCCTGCCGCCAGAGCCGGGCGTTGGTCTGCTGGTACAGCTCCAGGCTCCAAGTCAGGCCGAACCAGATCAGGATGGAACCACCCTTCTGCAGGTTCAGGCCGTGTCCGGCAGAAGCTGGATGGATGAGGGCCACAGGAATCTTTCCTGCGTTCCAGTCGGCGAAATCCTGCGGCTCCTTCAGTTCCCTGGCTTCCATCCGCTCCCGGATGCGGTCCTTATCGTGCTTGAACCAGTACGCCACCAGGACAGACTTCCCGTTGGCACTTTCTACTAGGTCTTCCAGGGCCTCCAGTTTACGGTCATGGATATTCACGACGTTCTTGTCATCTGTGTAAATGGCGCCGTTCGCCATCTGCGAAAGCTTCAGGGTAAGCGATGCAGCATTAGCAGAGGTGACCTCGCCGCCTGGAAGCTCCAGTACCAGGGACTTCTTCAGCTCATCGTACCGTTTCTTTTCCGTTTCACTCAAGCGGACCTCTTTCGCTACGCTCACCAGTTCCGGCATCTCCAGATAATCTGTTGCCTTCATGGACATGGTGATGTCGGAAATCTGGTGATAGATGGCTTCTTCCGCTCCCGGCAGGGGCTTGTAGGAATACACCACCATGCCGTTGCGCTTATCCGGCTTGAAGTATAAGTTACGGTACTGGCTGATATATCTTCCCAGCCGCTCCCCCATATCCAGGATACGGAACTCGGCCCAGAGATCCATCAAGCCGTTCCCGGTTGGTGTCCCCGTCAGCCCTACGATGCGTTTCACCTTCGGCCGCATGGCCTTCATGGCCCGGAACCGCTTCGACTGGTGGTTATTGAAACTCGACAGCTCGTCCAGGACGACCATATCGAAATCCAGGCGGCTGTTCTCATAGAGCCAGGCCAGGTTCTCGCGGTTCACGATATAGATATCCGCATCCTGCTGCAAAGCCCGCCGCCGTTCTGCCACGGTTCCCACGACCACACTGCAGGTCAGCTCTTTCAGGTGATTCCACTTCCTGAGTTCATCCGGCCAGGTGTCTCTCGCCACCCGCAGCGGAGCTACCACCAGCACCCGCTTAACTTCAAAGGCATCATACATGAGGTCACGGATGGCTGTCAGCGTTGTCACCGTCTTGCCAAGGCCCATGTCTAGGAACAGGGCTGTAATGGGATGGGACTTGATGTATTCGATGGCGTATTTCTGATAATCATGCGGCATGAACTTCATGCACCTCCGCCCCCTTTCCCATCAGGCATGTGGGCGATAGCCTTCAGGACTGCGGGAATATCCTCCATGGCATCCAGGACGAATACCTGGTAGCCCAGCCGTCGCAACATGGCATGGCGCTTCAGCTGCAGCGGCCTTGGCTTCTGCCCCGGCGCCTTTACTTCCACAAAGCCCATCTTCCCATCAGCCAATAGAATCAAGCGGTCCGGCATACCTGCAAATGATGGCGAAACAAGCTTCACTGCCTTACCGCCAGCCTTCTCCGTTTCCATCACCAGGTGGTGTTCGATTACTTTCTCTCGCATATTACTCACCCCTTTTTTATAGGGGTGCAGGTCGGTGAAGGTCGTTTCATAAACTTCCCTTAAAGACATTTTTTCTATTTTTCAGCCCTAAAGGGGGTTTATATATTGACCTGCACCGACCTGCACCCTTCCCTTTTTCTTACAGGAAATCTGTGACTTTCAGCTTCAGCCCATAAATGAAATACCCGGCTTTCCGCTTACGCCTGTCAAACCCAGTTTTCTCTAATGCTCCGTAAAAATCCGTCGTACTGCGGGTATACTCGTTCATCTGCTGGCAGTACAGCCGATAGGCCGTATAAAGTTCCCCGGACTTCTCGCTGAAAGAGGCATCTTCTTCACAGCAGTCATCCAGGAAATGCCGAAGCCAGTCATTCTGCCCGCGGTATTCATTTATTGCAGATGCGACGCAATCAGGCGTATCCAGGTGATAGTTCTTGGCAATGACCCTCTCCGCCCCTTCGATAATCCA